ACTCAAATCTAATTTCGCAAGAAAGGCCGCTGTCTATGTGGCCACCAGCGCAAGTTTAGGTTATCTGAGTAATCAAATTGATCAAGATACTTTTGGAAGCGTTTGGAACATAACGCCTTTAGGTATCGACTTTTTAGGTGAACTTGATGAAATACTTACAGACATTGCAAAAAACCTCCCAACCCACCCTATTGATTGATGCGGATTTATTTCTGTTCCGATCCGCAGTAATTGCTGAAGAAGAAACAGATTGGGGCGATGACATTTGGTCATTAGCTACTGATCTCAAAGTTGCCAAGCAAATCTTTACTGACCAAATAAAAGGCTTCCAAGAACGCCTAGGGTCTGAAGAAGTCTTGATGTGCATTTCGGATTCGGTGAATTTTCGCAAACAGGTGTCAGGTGACTACAAGGGGAACCGCAAAAAGTCCCGAAAGCCTGTTGGCTACAAAGCGATGGTGGAATGGGCGCAAGACACTTGGCCTAGTCATCGCCAAGCGACATTAGAAGCTGATGATGTCATGGGCATATTAGGTAGCGCCCCAAATCTAAAGACAGTAATTGTCTCGGATGACAAGGATATGAAAACTATCCCCTGCAAATTGTATCGGCCAACCGATGGCGATCTATTAGATATTAGCGTATTAGAGGCCGATACCAATTTCCTAACGCAAACGCTTACTGGTGATGCTACCGATGGTTACTCAGGTTGCCCCAAAGTTGGCGCAGTGACGGCAGCCAAGATATTAGGTAACCGTCCTGATTGGTCGTTAGTAGAGGCGCAATTTATCAAAGCTGGACTATCGCGAGAAACTGCAATTGAGCAGGCGCGGATGGCCAGAATATTGCGCTTTGACGATTGGGACGCTGCGGGTGAAAAAGTAAAGCTTTGGAGTCCAAGCCGATGATTACGATTACCAAGAAGTCACCATTGAGCGGTATGGAAAATACGCTAGACATTGATTGCGATGTAATCGACTACGCGCTCTGGGTGCGCGGGATGCTGATCCAAGACGCAATGCCTGATGTCTGCTTAGATCACCGCGAATTTTTGATATCAGGTATATATCCTGGCGAATGGGATGAGTTTGCGAAAGGAGGAGAAAAGCATGTACTTAACGACTAGGGATTTACTCCAATTGAAATCACCCAGAGACACTCATCATAACCAAACTGAGACTTCTAAAGACTATTACGCGCATCTAGACGATGGCGATGATTACTTGAGAGTCATTAAATTTGAAAAGGGATTGGCAGTTCGCCAAAAGCGGAGGGGTAACGAAAATGAGCAAGCTGAGATTAAATGATGCGACACCTGAAGATTGGAACAGGCTCCAACGTGAGGCACCTGCTATTGAGGCGCAGCGCAGCGGATTAGAGCATTGGGAAAAACATAAAGACTGCTCAAAAAGTCTATTAGATGATGCTGTTAATAACCCATGCCACTATAACTCAGGCTCCATTGAAGCTATTGACGCGATTGAGGCATCCATGAGCCGAGAGGCATTTATTGGATATTGCAAGGGCAATACGCTCAAGTATATTTGGAGAATGACTTACAAGGGGAAAGCAGTGCAGGATTGCAAAAAAGCCCAGTGGTACTTGGCCAAGATGATTGAAGTATTAGAAAAAAACGATTAGAAGAAGAAAGGGCTACAGGCTGCGAACCCCTAAGTCACCAGCAAATCGAGTTGCTGGCAAAGGATTACGTAAGCCTGTAGCCCTAAGTGCGGAGAATACTCTCTATTTTAAGAAAAGTAACTACTTATCCGCGCTGTCCATTTCATCAAAAACGGCATTTAGTTGCTCATTTACGCGCTCAAATGCCAATCCTTTCAGTATTAACTCAAATCTTCTAGGGTAACTAGTACTCCAACGTATTAGGTTTTTTTCACCCTCATCCGCAGCATCCGCTGCTTCAGCCATACTCTTAAACCCTAAAAGCTTTATCTTTTCACTTGGTTTCAATTAGATTCTCCTGCGCCATTTTCTTGGCTCTCTCAATTTCGATTTCACTCAGCCCCACAGCCAATTGCTCGGCATGCTCTATACAAGCTTGTGCCTTTTGCTCATCAGGCGCACTAATGGCCAATTGAAGCGCCATTACGATTGCATCAAATTGGTTCTCAATAGGTTTCATTCTGTGGACTCCTTTAGACATTTAATATACTGCTTGGTATCGCGGTT